TTCAAGAATACAAGACTCTGGTAGTGGATTATTAAAGCTTCAAGGTAGTGCAGTGTATTTACAACATACTACAAATGGCACTACGTTTACTAACATGATTGAAGCTATTAGTACCTATGTAAGATTAAATTATAGCGGAAGCACTAAACTTGCAACAGCCACTAATGGAGTTAACATAACTGGACTTATAAATATAAGTGGAGATGCTTATGTGCAGGGTGGAGATATACACATGAATAGTAATGTAAATGTTATGTCTAATTCTGCAAGTGACGTTAATTTAATTATCGGAGACGTAACTAATAGTGATTCGATAGAGCAGATAGATTTTCACACCTTTGGTAAATCACAACTTACCGTATATGATGATGAGATTACTATGAATGCTTCGAATGTATACCTGGCATCTGATACAAGACTCACTACAGGAAATGACTCTCAAATTAAATACAACGCTACTTTTAGTTCTTCATTCAAAGCAAATGGATTGTTCATGCCTCAGGGAATTGGAGCTTCTCAAAGTGTAACTCAAGGGTTACTTTATGCATTGACATCTTTAGGCTCATGGATTGCAGTTCAAAACAGTAGCTCTAACTCAACACAGTTATTAGCTATTGCGGCTGGCAGTAATGTTCTGTCTGGGATGTTGCTTCAAGGAGTATTTAAGTCTGCTTCTCATGGCTTTGCTATAGGAGCTCCGATATATATAAACTCTGTATCAGGAACTCTTACTGCCACTGTTCCTACCGCTTCAGGTGCTTATGCACGTGTTGTTGGTCATGCTGTTGATAGTAACTTTATATTATTTAATCCCGATAACACTTGGGTAAAACTGGCCTAACGTATGAGATATCTTTCACAATCTTTAATATTTGATGATAGCTCTATTTATTTTATAAACGAAGAAGATAAAAAAGAGTATGTAATGATGGATTGGGAGGATGTCCTAATGAAAAAACATGCCGACATAGTTTGTCACAATCAAGGGGATATTTTAGAAATAGGTTTTGGCATGGGTATAAGTGCTAATTATATTCAGGCTAATAACCCCAAATCTCACACTATAATTGAGAATCACCCACAAGTATTAGAAAAAGCAGTAGAGTGGGCTAAAGATAAACCAAACGTTTTTATTTTAGCGGGGTCTTGGCGAGATAAATTAAATGATTTAAATACGTATGACGGTGTGTTTTATGACACATATGGAGATGATGATTTTAAATTATTTTCCAATCACGTTTCTGAATTAGTAAAAAGCGGAGGTGTGTTTTCGTGGTGGAACAATATAGATAAAGAAGAAAATGTTTTTGATTTATCAGAAGTAATATATGAGGAAATAAATGTAACACCGACTGATAATTCATATTACAACAGTAGCATTTATTATCTCCCTAAAAAACATTTTTAATTATGCCAACAATAAATATTACAGCATCGCTTCAAGGAGCTTCAGGGCATGTAAATAATAATGCATTTAGTTGGCTAAATGATGCTCGTAATCAACCTAATGGGAATATTACTTCAACATACGCTACCAGCACTTCTCAGTGTTGTACAATTAGATCTTCTCTTCTAAGTTCACGTGGTACTTTAAGTGCAAATTGTTTTCGTTCATTTGTTTTTTTTGACACTACTTCAGTTCCAGGCAACATAACTGCTGCAGATTTAAAAGTATATGGATTCTCTCAAAGTACAGGAGATGTTATCCCTATCGAAGCTACTGCTTGGGGGGGCAATGGATCTTCCACTTCTTTGACTAATTCTGATTTTAGTTTTGTAGATTTTAATATGCCATACTCAACGGGGTCTACGGGTTGGCAAACAGGTACAACACAGCCAAACATTTTTGCACTAAACACAGATGCAATAAATCAAATGAATAATAATCAATACTTAAACGTTGCACTAATCAATGAGCAGTATGATTATAATGGGCTAAACATGTTTCCAGGTACAGTACAAATTAATGGGGTTCGGTTTCAAAATACATTTTATCCAGTTGAATTAGAAATAACTTATAGTGCAGGATATCCACATGATGTTATAGATGTACCAAGCGGATCTATCGAAATAATTGGGGGAGAGTTTTCATCTCAAATAGAATCAGTAATAGGGGTTCAGTAATCAATCATAATATTTTTACTATCTTTGTATATATAATAAATTAAATCAAGTTAAAATGAGTAAAGAAAAAAAACCAGTGCAATTAACTGCCGAAGAATTAGAGACTATTCAGAATTTAAATCAGCAGTTTATGCAAACTAAAGTTGCTATTGCAGACGCAGTAGTACAGCAAAAAACATTAATGGATGCGTTAGAAAGTATTCAAAATTCTTTTAGTGATCAAGAAAAAGTTCTTGCCGAAAAATATGGTAAAAACGCAACAATCAACTTAAAAGACGGAACTGTAACGCAACCAGAAGATAAAGAATAACATGGCAAAAATAAGCGACACTTCGGCATACCCACAAATTGCAACATTAGATCCTGCAGATTATTTAATACTTACTGATGCAGAGAACAATTTAATGACAAAGTCTTGTACTATAGAACAACTACAAGCTCAATTTGGTATTGACACGTTGGTTGCTCATGTAGAAGTTACATCTTCACAATTACAATCTTTAGCTACATCAGCTAAAGAAATTGTTGCAGCCCCAGGAACAAACAAAGTTATAGACGTATTGTCTCTTTCGGTTTATGGTCAAAAGGGTACAACAGCGTATAACTTTGGTAATGCTTTAGAGTTTGATTGTGATTCAACGGTATTTGCAACTTTACCAGCAGCAACTGCAAATACTAATGCAGATTATGCAGCGAAGCTTATGGTAGGAGGGGGAGCATCAAATCCTTTAAACTTATCAGCTAACCAACCTTTACAGCTAACAACGTCTGCTAATCCAACACAGGGTGACGGTAAGGTTTTTGTGAATGTGTACTATAGAATCCTAACATTAGGAACATTATTTTAATTTAATAGATTGGACATAAGAAAGATATCCATAGGAGCAGATTATAAATCTGGTGCAATGCATTATATTGTAGGCCAAGAAGTTTTAGGCGGAGGATATTCTATTCATTTAATACAACATGATAAACCTATGGATTCATATAAGATATGGATTCAGAGCAAAGACGAAGTATTACTATGGAAAGAATTTAAATCAACTATGCCAATTTCTTTGGAATACAATATTAATTTTTAATGCAATCCCCACACTATTTTATTGTAAAGCCATCAAAAGGCAAACGCTACGACAACACAAGAAACTACGGAGATAAAGAATTAATTATAAGTGTTTCTGAAGAAGACCACACGGTCGCAAATAGATTTGCAAAGGTAGTAAATATACCAATAGGGTATACTGGCGAGATATCAATAGGCGATACCGTTTTAGTTCACCACAATGTTTTTAAATATTATAATGATATTTATGGAAGACAAAAAAGTGGGCGAAGCTGGTTAAAAGACGATTTGTTTTTAGTAGATGAGTTTCAGTTTTTTTTATATAAAAAAGATAAGGACTGGAAAGCGTATGATAAATACTGTTTCGTAAAACCCGTTCCTAAAAAAGATTCTTATTTTGTAGGAAGCGGAGTAACAAAAGAACCTCTGCATGGAGAGTTGGTTTATATTAACAAACAATTAGAAGACTTAGGATTAAAAGTAGGGGACGAAATATGTTTTGAGCCACACAGTGAATATGCATTTAAAGTAGAGGGAGAGGATTTATATAGAATGTTTACGCAAAATATTACTATAAAATTATGATATATATAATAGATAATTTTTTAGATAAAGATTTTCTTGAGGTCACTCAAAACTATTTAAACGAACCTTTCCAAAAAGTTATATCTGGCGGAAAGGATTTTTACGTTTTAGAGTCAAATGAAGATTTTGATAATTATATATTACAAATATTAGAATATAAAGAAGGTGTTCAGTTAGAAAACATATTAAGTTTTTTTAGGGTTTCTACTAACGAATTGGATGTCACTTGGCGTATTCATTCAGACTTAAATATTAAAGGTCAAAAACCTGATCGTGCAATAGTTTTATATTTATCTCCAAAGGAACTTGAAGAGTTGCACGGGACTGCTTTTTGGGAGCACGATATTTATGGAAGTAAACTTCCTCCTGAAATAAGTGACGAAGAGTATGATCGAATGATTGAAGCAGATGCTGAAATATTAGATAAATGGAGATTAAGTTCAGTTGTAGGGTATGAAGAAAATAGATTACTTTCTTACCCTTCAAGTTATTTTCATAGTAAGTACCCTAATAAAAGCTGGCCCTCTGGCAGAAAAGTATTTGTAATGTTTTATAAATTTAAGTAATGGATATAAAAGCACTTAAAATAAAAATAATAGACGCAGGGCAAAAGGCTGTAGATGAATTAATAAACGTAGCTAAAGAAAAAATAGTAACAGGAACAGAAGATGATGTTTCTGCTGATAGATTAAAAAACGCAGCTGCCACAAAAAAACTTGCAATTTTTGATGCTTTTGAAATATTAAAAAGAATAGAAGAAGAAAGAGATAGATTGGAAGGAAAGGATATTAAGAAAAATAATTTACCAAAAGGATTTGCAGAAAGAAAATCAAAATAGCCTATACAGTGTTTTACAAAAAGTTGTACCTGATAAAGTTATGTCTTCTAAAAACAGACATAGATCTTGGCAGTATGGTTATAATGATAAGTATGATATTGTAATTATATCCAAAGATGGAACTATTGGAGATATATATAATATAAATGGTTTAAAAGTAGCACTACCAAGTAAGCCAAAAAAAATTCATAAAAGATCATCTACACAAAAAGAACAATATTGGGAGTCTAAAGAATATCCAAAAGAATTAAAAAGAATCCCCACAATTTTTGTATGGCACAGTATGCCTAACTCTTTCAAGGAACAATGGGTTGACTATATAGAAGAAGAGTTTAACCGTAGGGACAATGGTTTCTGGTTTGCAAACAATGGTGTACCTACCTACATAACGGGGTCTCACTATATGTATTTACAATGGACTAAGATTGATGTTGGCCTTCCTGATTTTCGGGAAGCTAATAGAATCTTTTATATATACTGGGAAGCTTGTAAGGCAGACAAAAGAAGTTTTGGGATTTGTTATCTAAAGATAAGGCGTTCAGGTTTTTCCTACATGGGTTCAGAAGAATGTGTTAATATAGCCACACTTGCTAAAGATTCTCGTGTAGGCATATTGTCAAAAACTGGATCGGATGCCAAAAAAATGTTTACAGACAAAGTTGTTCCTATATCTAACAACTATCCATTTTTCTTTAAACCCATACAAGACGGTATGGATAAACCAAAAACTGAATTAGCCTTTAGAGTTCCTGCTTCTAAGATTACAAAAAAGAATATGTTTGAAATGGAAGAAGAAGAGCTTGAAGGATTAGATACTACTATTGACTGGAAAAATACTTCTGACAACAGCTATGATGGTGAGAAGTTAAGGTTACTAATACATGATGAAAGTGGTAAATGGGAAAAGCCTGAAAACATTTTAAACAATTGGCGTGTAACAAAAACTTGTTTGCGTCTTGGTAGCAAAGTTATAGGTAAGTGTATGATGGGCTCTACTTCTAATGCATTAGACAAAGGCGGTAGAAACTTTAAACATTTGTATTATGATTCTGATGTAAAAAAAAGAAACTCGAATGGTCAAACTAAAAGCGGATTATATTCACTTTTCATCCCTATGGAATGGAACATGGAGGGTTTTATAGATAGGTATGGGATGCCTGTTTTTGAAACTCCAAAAAACGCAGTAGAAGGAATTGATGGCGAAGATATATTTCAAGGGTCAGTAACGTATTGGGAAAACGAAGTAGAATCGCTGCATAGTGATCCTGATGCTTTAAATGAATTTTATAGACAGTTTCCTCGCTCAGAGTCTCATGCATTTAGAGACGAGAGCAAGCAATCTATTTTTAACTTAACTAAAATATATCAACAAATAGACTATAATGACTCCCTCATAAAAGATCATTTTATTACTCAAGGA